TCGATGCTTTTTCCCCTTTGAAAAATTCCTCTGGAGTGGCGAACAGTACTTTTAGATTCGCAGAGGGAAATCTGTATTTAAGTAACAAATGCGTATTAAACGCAAATTTTCGATCAGAATCAGAAAAATCTCCCTCTCTTCCGGCGGCATCTCCTACGTAAAATATTTTCTGTGGTTCTTCCCTCATATATGGCAATATATATTTTTCAACGATGGTGGTGTTCGGTTTTCTGTAAGCATCTTTAGCAAGCGCAGTATAAAATTCCAAATAAATCGGTTCAAAATAATTCGCTATTTCGTTAAATATTAAACTTATACGCTCCATTTTTTCAGTAGATCCGCCTCTTTCGGAATCTTGATTGCTAATTATAATAATAGCATATCCATCATTATTATATTTTTTAAGTTTTTTCAGTATAGTATTGTCATACCATTGCCAATCTGTTGCATTAGATGGGTGGACTTTCCCTTTTCTCGGTTTAACAAGTGTATGATCTAAATCAAACATAGCTATCATTTGAGGTAGTTGAGCTCTTTCAGATTTTTTGCATTGCAATCTTACAAGAGTATCGTCTAACGTTTCCCAGGACATTTTTTGCGAATATTTCTTCAAATAAATTTAGGAGAGTTTCAATTTTATATAAAGCATAAGGAAAAAAGATTTAGAATACTTCTACTGTATCTCCTTTTTTTATTATTTCTATTTTTTTAGATTGAGTGTAGCATATTACTTTAATTTTATTCTCCATCATCCTGTGAATATCTTCTTCAGTCAAAGATGATAAATATTCTTTACTAGGGGGTTTCATATCTACTGAGCCTATGAATATAGATGCTCCGGGATCTATGCCTACTTTAAAATAATCCGAAGGCTGGCCCCCATTTTCCCAGTCAAATTTTATCTTATCTATTGGAACCATCCGCAAGAATACATATTCGGAAATGCTCCAGAATGTTCTCCAAAACTCTGGGAATTTTATAATAACTTTTTTTATTTTATCTTTTGGGGCATTAACTATGATCCTATTGGAGAAAACATCATTATTGTCAATCAATTCTTGCAACAACCTATTGTCTAACGGTATGCTAAATATATCGTTATGAATATAATTAGTTGTTAAACGCCCTGATAACATTAAGCCAATAGCTTTATCACCCTTTATGGTTCCATTAAATATACTTTGACCGAAAGGTATGCCATGAGAATGTTTTATCTTTTTCATTTCACCTGCGTAATTATTATCTACATCAGCTAGCATTATTTTATCTATATATGAAAGGGACGTTATGTAGAAGTTAGTTCCACCTTCTTCCATTTTTCTTTGTTTCTTTGTAAATATAATCTATAGATTCTTTGTAAATATATTTACAAATAGTTTCAAATTTTTAATAAGTAGATTTCGATACCAACCTTGACATATCGTATCCACGATTTCTTTGTGTTCTTCTGTCAGATCTACCTCCTTCTCTCAAAGATTCATCTTGTGCTCTTTCATATGGTTTATCTTCTACAGAATATTGCCACCTAGGGAACTGGCTTCTTGTTCTTTCTGTAGCAGCGTATTGTTTACTATTATACCTATGCCCTGGACCGGTTGAATTAGGATTAGAGTAATAATTTAGTTCTATCGGTTCCCAATAAGCGCCACCTTTATTTCTCTTGCTATTGGTGAATAGATGTTCTGGATGCCATACACCATCTGAATACGATTCAGAATTATAATCATATTCTATATTACTTTCGTCTTCACCTGTTTCCGGATTGATAGCGTAAAAATTAGGAATGAACATAGTGGGATTTTGTATAATATTTTTGGATGTAGTGGTAAGGAAATAATGATTCAAAGTATGCAACTGTTGAATGGGATTTGTTAAAACAATGTCTTCTTTGTAAGGTATCGTGGTCATTTCTATAAGATCCTCTATATTGCTTTCTATGAAATCTTTCTTGCTTTTGATGGCATTAATTAGCCTAAGGACATCTTCTTTACTAATGTTATTATCTTTGCCAGACCTTATACCATAATCATTGTAGTCTCTATAATCTTCTGTAGGCATAGGCATGTTTTTTTGCACAAAGGTAAAATCTGTCGTCAATCCTATCAAACATTTCGCTAAATATTTTTGATTGGGTGGAGAGCGGAACAATCCTTTCAAATTTTTACCATGATAAGGTGAATCAGGGCGAATTTGCCCCGAATATTTGTTCACAAGTTTTATAAATTCAGGAGGAACTAACAAAGACATTATATAATACAAAAAAAAATATTAAATTGCAACATTATTTTCTACCTCTCCTATTTTTTTTCTTCTTTTTATTGATATTAGCAGAAGTACCTTGTAACCATTCATTTATTTCTTTTTTATCTTCCTCGCTTATAAATTGTTCCTTTTTTTCTTTTTCTTGCTTAATAAGCATAGCCGCGTCGTATTTTGATGCTATTCTCTCTATCGCTATTTTACTACTAACAATAGTTGTTTTTAATTCGCTAATATAACCTTTTGTTTTTTCCATAAAAGAACATAAATCTTCTTTCTCAATAGTAGATAAATCTACTATTTCTAATATCGAACTATCTGGTTGAATTGGAAGACTCAATGTTTCGTTGATTTTTTCTCCATATACATCTTGTATGGTTTCTTCCATATTTTTTATAGCCGAATGATTGGTATTGAGTTCCCCCAACAAATCATTTTCATGAGTCTTCATACCACGAATAACCAAGCAAATTTCTTCTTTGCTTAATTTACTTGTGTCTATGTCTGCGGGATTAGGGTTTTTCAAAGGAATGCCGAACTTCATACGCTCCGCATCTTCATGAAAATCATCCATAGGTTCGAATTCTACCTCATTGTCAAAGCTATTCATAAAATCCAATAATTCCTGCTTCTTTATTTCCAAGTTTTTTTCTTTTTCTTCTTCAAATTCGTTCTTCGCTTGTTTTTCTTCTTCGAGGAGTTTTTTGTGCCATTTACTCATATTGTCGTATTCCATTCTCCACAATTCATTAGCATATCTCATGTTAGGATGTTTACCTTCATGATCTGCTATATATAAAAACCTTGCGTAATCAGCTTGTCTTTCCATAAAACCTTGCATTCCTTTTCCGGGGTCTTTTTCTAGTTTGTCTAAAAATTTCTTAAAAGCTTTTCTATTGTATTTTAATTCCCGCGCTAAATATCTTATGACTATCGGATATGCCTGCGCAAAATTTGGATATTTACCCGAAACCACTTTATACCTTATATCAGGATCGGGTACGCTTTTAATAAAACTTGGATCTATTACAACTCTGTAAATTTTATCGGCTAGGTCCATAGCCTCCAATTTGTTTTTTTCATTTTCTTCCATTTTATCTATTCTTCTTCCTTTCTTTAAATTTTTTTACGAGTTCATTAACATGTCGAAATTCGGCGGGATCACCTCCGCTAAAATCTGGTTCAATAATTTCCATATTCTTTTCTTCAGGTTCTAGTACCTCGAATTTCTTTTTCTTTTTCTTTTTCTTTGAGATTTCTTTAACATTTGGTTCTTTATCTCCTATGGAAAATTTTCTCAAAAATGTTTCTACGCTATCCTCGTTTGAAGATAATCCATCTGTTAATTCGTTCATTTGCTTCTGCCTGACAGGCATCCGAAATATTTCTGGTTCTTGATACGCCCCATAATAATGGTCCACAACGCTGGGGCCTGATGTCAATCTTAAATAATCTTCTATATCCCCGTAATCCATAGTATATTAGTTTAAATTTAATCTTCTTTTAACAAAATTATACATATTTTCTACTACTTTTGGTGGTAATTTATTTAAAACGATTCTCGTTCCGTCCGGAAAACGTTTTAATAGATGCGCATCGTGTCTCTTGACCATAATCATCAAAGTTTTTTTGTCTTCGTCGCTAAGATTGACCACTTCGCTGCATATGACACCCATCTCTACCTCCATAAAATTGAAAATGCTAGTTTTATATATAAATATACAATATATAAATGGAATTTGCGATGAGATCAAGATTTCCATTATCTATACCCACATATAACAAAACAGGTAAAAACATAGATGTCCTGATAAACGCAATACAGCTAGAACTTAACGAACATGTTATTTATGACCCGAATAGAATGAGCAGGCATCCGAAAATTATTTTAAATTCACCATACGTGATCTGGTCTCATAAATTGCTCTTGTTGGAAAAACTTGTTAAGCTTGGCGTAGCATTACCAAGAATTAGTAATATAATTCCCTGTGTAGAAGATAAAATATACAATCATAATTTCGAAGCATTAGAGTCGGTAGGTAATTTAGGTTTGTTTATACATGATAGTAATTACTTATGTTTGATGACGGATGATAGGCATTTACCCTATATTCTTCTTATAGAGGATTATATTCCTTTTGATAAAAACAAAATCAAGGATTTTATAAACATAGCCATTAGATGTGAATCTTGGAAAATATTAGACTATTTAATCGGTCGTATTACTTATAAAAATTTTAATGGGACAAAAACACGTGCCAGAGATTTTCAAAAATGGGTTTACCCTCTCGTCAAAAAAGGTGAAGATAAATTTTTAGAAATAGCCCCGAAATTAGTTGCTGCTGGTCTTAGTGTTGAAGAAACAGAAGACGAAGTCCGAAATTTATGTATCAGAAAAAAATATATAGGAGTCTTGCAATTTATTACGGAAAATTCAAAAGTAAATGAAAATCAAGTAAAATTATATCGATATTCGGGCATAATTAAGAAAAGAGATATTAACTTCTTAAAATGTTTCACCCTGCGCCAATCTATTACGTATATAAATACAACAATAACCAACGAATGGCCACAAGGTTATATATTATTATTCTCGAAAATAATGAGCGATCCTCCTGATCATTTCGAGTATTTGAGTTTGCGTTGGTTGAAAAGTTCTTATAGACCGAAAAATCCAATCAAGATGCAAATATTTCATTTTACTGCAAAAAAATTACCAGAATCTTACAAGAAGTTTATAGAAGGACTCACTTCTTAAGATTTATATA